AGAATATTGCACAATGAGTAGAAAACCTGGAATAGGATATGACTGGTTTAAAAAATATAAAACTGATGTATACCCAAATGATTATTGTGTAATAAATGGAAAAAAAATAAGACCGCCCAGGTACTATGATAATTTATTATCTGAAGAAGAAAAAGAAGAAATAAAAAACAAACGAAAAGAAAAAGCACCAGAAGTGTATGCCGAATACGATGAACGTATGGACAGGCTATTTGTACAAGAACAAGTAAAAATTACACAATTACAAAGACTTATAAGAGATATATAAAAAAGTTTGACTCGTAATATATATTATGTAACTTTTTACATAATGAAAACAATGAAACGAGGACAAAACAATGGACAAGAACTTATATTCAATTTACGACAAAAAATCTGGAACATATATGCAGCCATTCGTGGAACTTACCGATGGCACTGCAACACGTCAATGCATGGATTTATTAAACAATCCAAATGCACCGTTCAGCAAATTTCCAGAAGATTTCACGTTAATGCGAATAGGAAGTTGGGACGAAATCGGTGGAATCCCTACCGCCGACAACCCACCAGAAGTTATAATTGAGCTATTAACATTACAAGAAGCAAAGGAATAAAAACATGTTTGGACCCATGGGAACTTTACCAAGTACTTTAACAAAAGATTTTAGCAGAGTACCAAAAGTAGACATACAAAGATCAGTATTTAACCGTGATCACGGTTTAAAAACAACTTTTGATGCTGGATATTTAGTGCCAATATTTTATGATGAAGCACTACCAGGAGATACATTTACCATGGACGCTAACGGTTTTGGCCGTTTAGCAACACCAATTAATCCATTTATGGATAATTTATATATAGAAACATTTTTCTTTGCAGTTCCATATAGATTAATATGGAACAACTGGGAAAAGTTTTGCGGAGAGCAAGACAACCCAGGAGACAGTACAGATTATTTAGTACCACAAACAAGCGGATCAATAACAAATAGTACATTATATGATTATTTTGGCGTGCCAACTGATGTTAGTTTATCGTTTAATAATTTATGCGGAAGAGCATATAATTTAATTTATAACGAGTGGTTTAGAGACCAAAATTTACAAGATAGTGTTACAGTAGATAAAGGCGATGGGCCTGATACTTTAACAGATTATATATTATTAAAAAGAGGTAAAAGACACGATTATTTTACAAGTGCTTTACCATGGCCTCAAAAAGGTGATGCAGTAGCATTACCACTAGGTACTAGTGCGCCATTAAAAGCTGATGTTAATGATACATCAACTTATTTAACTGCAAAAAATTCTAATAATGATGACACAAGAATATTGTATTCATCACAAAGTTTGCAATTTAGCTCCAGCGATGCAACACCTATAACACCATTATACGCTGATTTAACAGATGCTACAGCTGCGACAATAAATCAGTTAAGAGAAGCTTTTCAAATACAAAGATTGTATGAAAAAGATGCAAGGGGTGGAACGAGATATACCGAAGTAATACAATCACACTTCGGAGTAACTAGCCCAGATGCTAGATTACAGCGCCCCGAATACCTCGGAGGCGGAAAAGATAGGATTAATATTAATCCTATAGCACAAACAAGTAGTACAGATGCAACAACACCACAAGGTAATTTAAGTGGTTATGGTACTACCGGTTTTACCGGCCACAGATTTAATAAATCATTTACAGAGCATAGTGTAGTAATAGGTTTAGCTTGCGTATTTGCTGATTTAACTTATCAGCAAGGATTAGCCAGACACTTTAGTAGACAAACTAGATGGGACTTTTATTGGCCAGCTTTAGCCCATCTAGGAGAACAAGCTGTGTTAAATAAAGAAATTTATGCACAAGGAACTGCAGATGATAACAATGTATTTGGTTATCAAGAAAGATATGCAGAATATAGATACAAACCAAGTAACGTAACTGGACAAATGAGATCAAACTTTGCTCAAAGTTTGGATACATGGCATTTGGCACAAGATTTTGGAAGCTTGCCAGCATTAAATGCAAGCTTTATAGAAGAAAATCCACCAGTTGATAGAGTAACAGCAGTACAAAACTATCCAAATTTAATATTGGATATGTATTTTAAGCTTAAATGTGCAAGACCAATGCCTACATATGGTGTACCTGGTCTGATTGATCATTTCTAATGGAACCGACTAGTGCAGCCATAATGGCAGGCGGTAGCCTGCTAGGTGGATTTATGAGAAATAAGAGCGCAAAAGCAGCTGCTGCTAGGCAGATGGCTTTTCAAGAAAGAATGTCTAACACCTCATATCAAAGAGGTATGGAAGACATGAAAAAAGCTGGACTTAATCCAATTTTAGCTGGAAAAATGGGCGGAGCAAGTACACCATCTGGTAGTACTTATAATCCAGAGAACGTAGCTACAAATGCTGTAAATTCATATTTACAGACACAACAAACTCAAGCCAATGTTGCTAATACAGAGGCACAAACTGCAAAAACTCAAGCAGAAACAAGAGTAATTAATCAAACTGACAATTCATTTATAGGCAGAAATGTTGAATACGGTTTAAAAAAATTACAACAAGGCTATGAAGGAATTAGTCAAAGTCAAGCTATTAAAACAATAGAACAAGAATATTCACGAATTTACGCAACTTCAAGTAAAGAGTTTGAAGAAATAAAACAAATCATTAAAGAAAAAGCTGATGAGCTTTTTAACAGTGCAAAAAAAGGCATAAGAATTCATATGCCTATTGGGCACAAAATAAAGAGGACAAATAATAAATGACGAACAAAAAATCAAAAGTTGAAACAATAATCACACAAACTTTTAGAACAGCTTACGAACCGCATAAAAAATATGTATTTAAAACAAGCGGAGAAAGCTTAACACAACAACATTTTAAGGAAGAATGTGATGTCATTAATATTATAAAAAGACATGATAGAAATGGCATAATCGAACACGTACAGCGCGGCCAAGCTCGCTACGGAGATTTCTCGGAAGTAGCAGACTACCGAGAAGCACTAGACTTAGTTCGTGATGCCCAAGACGAATTTATGACGATACCGTCAGATATTCGTAAAAAATTTGATAATGATCCAGGCAAATTTTATGAATTTGTGTCAAATCCTGACAACAAAGAAGAATTAAAAACAATGGGTTTTATTGAAACCCCAGACGTTGGAAAACCGTCCTCGGTTCCAACAAAAGCTCTTTCTGAAGCTGGTGAGCCATCAACAGCTCAAGAAGCTCAGAAAGAGCCCACACAGTTATCTACTTGATGTTAACTGTGTGGAGTGACACCCCTACCCTAAAAAAAGGAGAAAAGACATGTATAGAAAGAAAATGTCAAGAAAGAAATCAAAAAGACAGTTTGCAAAAACTGCAATGAAAGTAAATAGAAAAAACCACGTCAAGCCAATGCGTGGTGGATACAGAATATAATATGCAATGGCATGTTACCACCCACTACTTGCCTTTAGAAATGAAGGTAAAATAACATTTAATAAGCCCTTTCCATTTGCGAAAGGGTTTAATTTACCATGTGGGCAATGTGTAGGGTGCAGATTAGAATACAGCAGACAATGGGCTGTAAGATTAGTGCATGAAAACCAAATGCACGAAAAATCATGTTTTATAACATTAACATTTAATCAAGAAGAACTAGATAAAAGAAGCAACCCTGCTTCTGTAGACGTGCGTGATTTTCAACTCTTTATGAAAAGATTGAGAAAGAAGCATAAAAAAATAAGATTTTTTCACTGTGGAGAATACGGTGAACAAAATAAAAGACCTCACTATCATGCTTTAATATTTGGATATGAATTTCCTGATAGGAAATTATGGCAAACAAGAAATAAACAAAAATATTATAGAAGCGAAGAATTAGAAAAACTATGGCCATATGGCCATGTTGTGATAGGCGAAGTAACATTTACAAGTTGTGCATATGTAGCTCGCTACATTATGAAAAAACAAAAAGGAAAAAATGCAGATGAGCATTATTTTAACAAAGAAACTGGTGAATTAATTGAACCAGAATATTGCACAATGAGTAGAAAACCTGGAATAGGATATGACTGGTTTAAAAAATATAAAACTGATGTATACCCAAATGATTATTGTGTAATAAATGGAAAAAAAATAAGACCGCCCAGGTATTATGATAATTTATTATCTGAAGAAGAAAAAGAAGAAATAAAAAACAAACGAAAAGAAAAAGCACCAGAAGTGTATGCCGAATACGATGAACGTATGGACAGGCTATTTGTACAAGAACAAGTAAAAA